TAAACGTGAATGGTGGCAAAATTGGGAAGATGACATACCACCTCTACAACATATCATACAGTCTTACGATACAGCGTTTATGAAAAAAGAGACGGCTGACTATTCTGCAATCACAACATGGGGTGTGTTTCAAAAAGATGAAGATTCAGGACCACAACTAATGTTAGTTGATGCAATAAAAGGAAGATACGAGTTTCCAGAACTTAGACGAATCGCATTAGAACAATATGGTTATTGGCAACCTGAGACAGTTATTATTGAGTCTAAAGCATCTGGTCTACCCTTAACTTATGAGTTGAGGAAAATGGGAATACCTGTTATAAATTTCTCACCCAGTAAAGGCAACGATAAGCATACTAGGGTAAACGCAGTTTCTCCGCTGTTTGAATCGGGGAGAATATGGGCGCCCACTCACATGGAGTTTGCACAAGAGGTCATTGAGGAATGTGCTGCTTTTCCTTACGGAGACAACGATGACTTGGTGGATTCTATGACACAAGCAGTTATGAGATTTAGACAAGGAGGTCTACTACAACATCCTGAAGATCATAAGGATGAAGAGGGACCTAAAAAGAAAAGGACATATTATTAATGTTAAAAATATTAATGGAATTATTTGGAGACAAGTACGTTAGGTCATTAATAGGCACGAGAACAAATATCTCTAAACCTATTAAAATGGATTCTAATAGTCCTTACAAAGTTTATTCTGACGAAGCTTTTGAAGATCCAAAAGCTCTAGCTATCATTGAAGAAAAAATTAGAGAGTATACTCCTTATGCTATGTCAAATAAAAACGCATCTGAAATTGCTAACTTTGAATTAAATTTAAGAAGACTTAAAAATGCTAAGATGAAAGAATCAGGCACAACTCCAGGCATGATAAAAAGTGTTGAGGAAGCAAAGAAGCCAAAACCAGAAGCAGACGTTCTTGATATTGGTACAGGTAAAAAAGTTGATGACGAAGGTATTATGTCTTTAAAAGATGAACTTGGTTTACCAGAAGGTATAGATCCAAAAAGTCAAAGAGGAAAACTTATACAAGAATTACAACGTTCAACAGCTGGATCTAAAAAAGCCGAATCCATAGCTCAAAAAGTTTTTGATGACATGATGAATATGCAATCTAAAACATATAGCATAGAACAAGAAGGTCGAAGAAGAGCAGTAATAAGAAACATTCTTCTTACAGACGATAGACTTGATATACCTGATGATATTAGACAACGTCTGGCAAGAATGGATGATCTTAAAGGTGATGAAGAAGTTGATCCATTAAAAATATTTGAAAGATTTTATTTAAGAAACAATAAACAATTAGAAGTTCTTGATGATGTGATTGAAACAGCACCAGATGCAAAATCAGCAGCGGAAGAGTTTTTAGCAAAAAAAGAAAAGTTTGATCTTAAACCTGCTATGGAAAAAACTGATGAGGCTGAAGATCTTGGTGACAAGTTAAAAGATTTACCTGATGATATTGATCCTGATGCTTTAGCTGAGGGTGGTAGACCTGGCTCTGGTTTAAATAATATATTAGGAGTCTAAATGAAAGTGGCCAACTACAATCAAATGATGGCTTACATAAGAAGGCCAAAATCAGAGTTCACCTTACCAGAACCCAAGCCCCAGGAACTTTTAGAAATACAAGAAGACGCTAGAAAAGAAAGACTAGAAGACACGATGGATGAAACTCGTCCTTTCTTAATGGATGAGTCTGTAGACTTTATTGAAAGAGAAAACTTTGATGAGGGTACTAAAGTAGATAAAAGAACATTACGTCCTCTCGATTTTGAAAGAAGAGAACAGATAAAACAATTTATTTTAGATGATATAAAAGACTTTGAAAAAAATCGTAAGAGATTTCCAAATGAAAAATATCAAGTTAATCAAGATAGGATTATAGCAAAACTAAAAGAAAAAACGGGAACAGGAACAGATCCTAGAATTATAACAGAGGTTATAGAATCTTTAAGTCCTACAGACAAAAAAAAGATTGCTACTATTCAAAGAGGTAAAGCCACTGCAAGTAAATTACCAGAAGCAGAACAAGATTTTTTTGCTAAAAATTATAAAGCAAAAACTATTTCTCAAATGGCTACAGAGATAACTGAAAAACCCTATGATAATAAAATTACAAAAGCAAAATCAGCTCAACTTTACAGACATTATTTATCTCAAGTAAAATTAGGAAACGTCGCTGCAGAAGAAGTACCAAAAGGCACTAGACCTAAAGGGTCTACGCCTAAAGAAGAATTAAAAACTTTTGAAAATTATAGAAAAGCACAAAAACAATTAATGGATTTAGATCCTAAAACTTATAAAAATTTAACTCCTTCAATGTTAGATAACAGAATAAGAAAAGCATTACAGTTTTCTACAGTTAGAGGAGCTTTTAATGTCCCAGCGTCTCTCGCTCCTAGTTTTGAACATTTTCAAGGCGTAGTGCCTTCAACAATTATTGAAGATCCAGATGGATTAAGAAAAGCAGGTATTACAACTAAAGATTATAATTTCAATGTTATGGGAGCTAAAGCTAAAAAAGGAATGTATAAGACTATAAAAAATAATATTAGAACAGCCAAAGAATTTTTTAATCAAGGTAATACAGCAGAAGCAAAAAAAACATTGAATATTGTAAATGAAATATATGATGATGTTTCTAAAAAACTAAAATATATAGATAGAAAAAAACTACCTAAATATAGTTTAGGTAAAGAAGGAATAAAAGAAACAAATTTAAAAGCAATTAATATAGGGACAGAAAAGAGATTAGGAAATACAATTGAAGATTATATAAAATTTGTTGCAACAGGACCTAAAAGAGATATTGCTAAAATTAAACAACCTAATTTAGCTAAAGCAGTTGAGATGGTTCAAGAGGGAGAGGATATTAAAGAATTAGTTAAATCAAGATTGCCAGATATAAGAGAAGGACAATTATTTGCTAATCCAATGTCAGATCCTACTTTAATAAAAGAAGGTGTAAAAGAAATATCTAAATCCCCTGAAGCCAGAAACTTGTTCAAAGGTGTTGGTCGAATAGCTCTTGGTGAACTTGCCTTTGCACCAGCTTCAATCGTATTAGACACATATGCTGGATTAACTCCAGAAGAGATGATTTTAAATGTGGCAACTTTTGGTTTAGGCACACCTTTAAAAGACTCAGTTAAAAAGAGACAATATATTAGCGACCTTGGTTATGGTAAAGCTTATCAATCAGCTTTAACTAAAAGAAGAAATTTAAGAACAGCTCCAGAAAGTAAAGTAGGAGAACTAACAGAAGATGAAAAACAAGCTATATTTTTATCTAACGTTTTTGATACACAATTAGAATTAAAAAGAGGACAAAAAGCTGAAGACTATCAAGAACAATTTGAAGGTCAGTTAAAAAGAGGGGAGCTTGAAGTATTGGATGATTCACAGGTTCTAGAGGCACCTACAAGGGTAGAGCCAGAAGTTCCTGAAGAAGAGGAGGAAGGACTTTCACCTTTCTTTGATAAAATACTAGGGACTTTTCGTAGTAATCTAGCCTCTGGTAGTAAACCTTCTAATGAAGAAATGATCGACCTAGTATTGAAATATGGCAAAAATAAAAAAACTGACTAGAACCATACCGCCTAAATCAGGGCCCATGCCTCAAGGCTTGAGTTTATCCTATAATACTGTTAAACAAGTGGGAACGGAGAAAATAAATGGCAGACAACGTAGACAAGGCGTTACCAAACGTAGAACAAGAATTAAAAGTACCATCACCTGAAGAACTCGTAGAAGCACAGGCCGAAGAAACAAAAAAATTAAATGAAGCCGGTGAGCCTATTGAGATCACAGAAAATGAAGATGGATCGGTTGATATTAATTATGACCCTTCAGTAGGATCTATTGAGGGTGGTCAGAATCATTACGACAATTTAGCAGAGCATTTACCAGAGGAAGTATTAGGACGACTAGGTTCTACGCTCACACAAAATTATATGGACTATAAGATGTCTAGAAAAGACTGGGAGAGATCTTATACTCAAGGTTTAGATTTATTAGGATTTAAATACGACAACAGAACAGAACCATTTCAAGGTGCATCAGGTGCTACACATCCTGTGTTGGCAGAAGCTGTTACACAATTTCAATCTCTAGCTTACAAAGAATTATTACCAGCAGATGGCCCAGTTAGAACACAAGTTATAGGATTACAAACTCCAGATAAAGTTCAACAAGCGCAGCGTGTTAAAGATTACATGAACTATGAACTCATGGAGCAGATGCAAGAGTACGAACCAGAGTTTGACTCGATGTTATTTCATTTACCTTTAGCAGGTTCTGCATTTAAAAAAGTTTACTATGATGAAGTTCAAAAAAGAGCTGTGTCAAAATTTGTTCCCGCTGATGATTTAATTGTGCCGTACACAGCAACTTCACTTACTGATGCAGAGGCTGTTATTCACGTTGTTAAAATGCCTGAGAACGAATTACGAAAACAAC